GGTGAACGAGGTCTTGAGCATGGCGATGAGAGCCTCGGTCGCGATCGGGCGCGCAGCGTTCGCGCTCGGCGTGCCGTACTGGATCTGGAAGTCGGAGAGCTGGAAGGCTCGACCTTTCTTCGGATCGCGGTGGATGTTCGCCATCGTCGAAGCCACGAGCGCGGCGCGGTGATGCGCCGGCTCCTCGCCGAAAGGCTCGATCGCGTAGTACGCGCGCCACTCCGCGAAATCCCGCGCCGTGAGGTGCCGCTGAAGCTCCCGCACGGTCGGGAACCCGAGAGCTAGCGCGAGTCGGAAGAGGAAGCGCCGTTCGGGGTCGGCGCGGAGCCTTCCCCCAGATCGGCCACCGCCTCCTCGGACATCCCCGAGAGACGAAGCACGGTCTTGAAGAGACCCTCGACGCTCTTCGCCGACTTGCGCCCGAGCGCCTCGACGTCCTCGGGCTGGAAGATCGCGGCACCGCGCTCGTCGACGATCGTCCTCGAGATCGCCCAAGCCATCGCGCCCTTGAGCTTCGAGAGATCCTTGTCGGCGCCGCCGTACGCTGCCGCGAATTCCTCCCGCTCCGCAGCCGAGAAGCCGCGCGCGCGAACCGTGCCGCCCCAAAGCGGCACGTCCTCGTACACGAAGTCGTCAGCAGCGAGGATCTCGCTCCGGTTGAGGTATCCCATCTCAGCTTCCTTCCCGCTCTGCTTTTGGACCCTCTTCGCGCGCGCTCCGCGACTTACGGAGTGATCGTGATGGCCCCCGAGACCTTGATCGTCACGCTCATCGTAATCGGCCCGTCGGTCGGGATCGAGAGCGCCCGCGACGTGACCGCTCCGAGGAAGTCGATCGTCGCCGTCCCCGCGTCGCTCAGGATCACCCGCCACTCGCGGTTGAGCTGCGCCTCGAAGTCGGCGTTGACGTTCGTGAAGCCGGCGTCGGCCGGATCGACGATGAGCTCGAAGTTGAGCTCGCCGCCGTCCTTGAGGCCGGGGATGAACTCGCGGTAGCCGCCGACGCTCGAGTGGGTCGTGACGTCGACCTGGTCCGACGAGGACGACGGACCGTCGATCGAACGAACCTGGGCGATGTCCTCGTAGGCGCCGCCGACCGGGTTCTTTCGCTGGAGCTTGGTGCCCTTGCCGAGATACGCCGCCACGGCGCTTCCTCCCCTACGTGTAGACGAATTCTAGCTCGACCTGCGACGCGAAGACGTGGCGCCGCGGCGATGCCGTCGAATCGAACCTCGAGCCGACGACGTTCAGGACCACTCCCACCGGGAGCGTGATCAAGCGTAGCCGTCCTACGACTTCCTCTTCGAGAGCGAAGAGCGCTTCCCAGTCTGCGTCGACGATCTGCACCCCCGCGACGAACCGGCGCATGACGCGATCGTCGAGCGTTCGATCGCTCGTCGGATCGCGCAGGGGCATGACGACGAACGCCGGGAGTCTCTCCGCGTCGACCGCGTCGCGCGCGACGTAGATGCTCTCGCTCCCGTAGCCGGCGCGAAGATCGTCGACGAGGAGCCGATACAGCTCCGCCCGAGACGTCACGCGAGCGCCTCGGAAAGACGAAGACGCGCACCCCCGGAACCGTCGAGACGAACCTCGTCGACGTGATAGGTACGCCCACGCACCGTGAGCCGATCGCCGCGAGTGGGCGGCGACGAGAGATCGGAGATCCGAACCCCCGCCGCCGGCCCCGGATTCGCGACGTCGATCGCACCGACCTCGTCGGAGAGGAGCACCGCGTTGGCGTCGGCCTCGTTGAAGATCACCGTCACCGCTTCCGCAGCGAGGGCGCCCTTCGGGACGTACGAAGCCGCCTCACCCAGAAGATCCCGGGTGCTAGTCAAGGCGAGATCGGCGAGATCCGGCCATGCCACAACGCGACGCGGTCCTCCGCCGCCGCCGGCCGGCGCTAGGTGTTGGTCCCGCGGCGGATCGCCCGCGGACGGGTGCAGATGTGGAGCACGTTGGACTGGACCTCGACGATCGCGCGCCGGTTCGGCGCGTTCGCGTCGGGCCGCGCCATCGAGTAGCGCGGAAGCCCGATCGTGTTCACCGCCTCGAAGGTGTCCGCGGGCGCGAAGCGCCGAAGGTACATCCCCGGCACGCCCACCGGGAAGAACCACGCGTCGCCCGCGGCGATGAACGTGGGACCGCTCGACGGACCGCGGTACTCTTCGAAGGTGATGCCCCCGAACCCGAACTGGGTGTAGGGGACCTCGGCGCGGAGCACCGTTGCGGCCGGGAAGTTGAGATGGACCTCGCGGTACTCCTTGTGCGCCTGGAACTGGTCGAAGAACGTCGACCCGCACAGCGCGTGGATGCGCGAGAACGGCAGCCCGCCGAGCGTGACCGAGATCGCTCGGATCACGTCGGAGCACTTCTGGCGAAGCGCTCCGCTCGCGGGCGTCGCGTTGTCGAGGTCGAAGTCGACCGCCGACGGTTCGGCCTCGTTCATCTCGGTGTAGTAGTTGTAGATGAGCGAGGAGCCGTTGCTGTCGTACAGCTTCCCGCGGAGGGCGCCGAGCGCGTGGAACTCCATCGTCAGGTCGAGGTTCCTCGTCATGCGCCGCTGCTTCGACGCGATGAGGCGCTCGACCGTCCGAAGGCTCGACTCCGAACCGAACTCGCGGACGCCCTGCACCTCATCGGCGTAGATTTCGTCCTCGAGCTGAAGGTGCGGAATGCGGAGGTCGAGGATCGACCTCGCCACGTCCACGTTCTTCGGCGCCGGGGCACCGCGCGGCGTCGTCGGCACCATCGCGACCGAGTCGCCCTGCCGCTCGATCGCCACGGTCACCGTCGGGACGCCCTCTTCCTCGAAGAGACCGAGCGACGAGACCTGGCCGGGGACGTAGGCGATCTCGTTGACGGCGGCGGTGAGCGACGTCATCGAGAACTTCAGGTTGTTGAAGATGTCGGGAAACGCCATGGCGGTATCCCTTGCCTCCCTCTCTTGGGTTGATCCGTCGCGACGCTAGATTGCGTCGCGGCAGACGATTCCGACCGCGAGCAGGGCTGCGCGACCGGCGGTGATGTTCGTGGCGTCGTACGTCCCGGGCCAGATCAGCTCGTTGACGTTGACCTCCGCGTCGCGAGCGACGATCGCCGCTTCGATGTCCGCGCCGTCGGGAGCGACGGTGCGGTTCAGGATGATCGCGACCGGCGTCTCGCTTCCGTCCGACGCGCCCTCGACCACGGCGATGTACTTCCCCGACGCCGTGATCTTGCCGAGGACGGTGCCCGCCTCGAGGGTGCGAACCGCACCGGAACCGGCGAGGATCGTGACCTTCTCGCGCGACCGGCTGCCGTTCGCCTCGGAGACGAGGAAGCCGCCGTCGTGCGGGAGCGTTTCGTTCGTGATGGCCATGAGCGTTGTCCCTCTCGATGGGAGGTGGGTTGGAGGACCGCCGCGGTTCTACCGCGACGCGGTCGACGCCGACGCCATCGCGCGGCGGCGCGCCTCGTAGATGGCCTCGGTGTCGATCGTGACCGGGTGCTCGTCGCCGGAACCGGCGGCGCCCCGCTGGCCGTGAAGCTCGGGACCCGCACCCGCGGCGCGGCGGCGCAGGATGTCCGCGCGGACCTCGGAGGCGGAGAGCGAGCCCGTGACGTACTCGAGCGTCGCGGCGGGCGAGAGGCCGGCGAGCTGGCAAGCCTCGCTGACCTCGGTTGCGCGAAGCTGCGCGGCGGTGCGGCCCGAAGCCTCCGCCTCGCGGCGAACGGCGTCGAGGTCGACGATCTCGGCGCCCGACGGAGCGGGCGTCGCGGGGGTTTCGGACATGGGGACCCTCGTATCGGCCGCGCGCCTCGGGGCGCTCGGGCGACTGGAGGAGAAGCCGGGGAGCTTCGGAACGTCCGACGCCCCCGCCATCTCAATTGCCGTTTCGATCGCAGCGTCCAGCGAGCCAATCGCGTCGGCCAAGCCGTTCTCGATCGCCGCGGAAGCAGTGAAGAGCGCACCCTCGAAGCGCGCAGCGTCGACGCCGCGCGCCTCTCGAACCATCGCGAAGAAATCCGCCGCCGCCTCGCCGACGATCATCTCGAGCGTCGAGCGCCCGGTCTTCGAGAGCGGGCGATACGGGGAAAGCTCGAGCTTGCGCGAGCCGGAGGCGATCTCGGTGACGTTGATGCCGAGCTTCTCCAGCTCCGCCGAATAGTCGACGTGCATGGCCATGACGCCGATCGAGCCTACGATCCCGCTCGGCGTCGTCAGGATCTTCGACGCGCTCGAGGCGATCGCGTAGGCGGCGGAGGTCGCGCTGTCCGCGGCGAGCGCGACGATCGGCTTCGTCGCTCGAGAGGCGCGAAGAAAGTCGTGAATGCCTCGCATCCCCGAGACGGTGCCGCCCGGGGAGTTGATGTCGAGGACGATCGCGCGAATCGACGCGTCCTCGAGCGCGCGCCCGACCTCGGCGCGGAGGTCGTCGTAGTCCGACCACCAGGCGCCATGTGTCAGCGCCCCCCGTACCGGGATCACGCGCACCGCGTCGCGGTCCGTCGCGGGCTCGGCCTCCGCCATGACGAGCGAGAGGAACGCACTCACGTCCGCGGGCGTCCCGAACCGCGCCGCCGGCAAGAGGTCGCGGTAGTCGCTGCGAAACGAAGACGGCCCGACGACGAGGTCTAGCGCTACCGCTAGCTCGTCGCCCGGAGAAAGCTCTCGACCCCTTCGCTTCACGCCTCTCCCATCGCTCCTGGCGCCGACCCTAGCGGGCCCCCGGCCGGAGCGAAACTTGATCTCCTAGCCCAGCCCGCCCGCCGCTGCCGGGCGCTCGAGCCCCTCGTCGTCGACCGGGGGCCCGCCGGGCGTACCGGGCGCCGGTTGCTCGGGGACCGAGCCCTCGAGCACCAGCCCGAGCCGCTCCTCTCGCTCCCGATCAGCGGCGATCTCCTCGTCGAGATCCTCGACGTCGTAGCCGCGCTCGGCGACGAGACGCGTCCTCGAGGTGAGGCCCGCCTTCAGCTCCGCGACGTCGCTCTCGACTTGCCTCTCGGGCTGCACCCACTCGAAGCCCGGCGTCGCGACCCACTTCGGCCGCATGAGCTTGAAGAGGATCTCCTCGCGGCCGGCGCGGGGGATCTTGAGCCGACCGGAGAGGAGCGCGGTCTCGAGCCACCGCCGCCAGACGGGGCGACAGACCTTGAACGCAATCATGTTGCGCTGGATCGCCCCGAAGCGCCGCCGCTGCTCGATCAGGACGGAGCGGATCGTCGAGAAATTGACTTGCGAGAGGTCGCCCGTGAGCTGGTGATACGCGAGACCGAGGCCCGAGGAAAGCTCTTGCCGCGCGACGCGAACGAACGACTCGTAGGCCCCGCCGACGTCCGCGGGCGACGCGATCTCGACCCCCTCCCCGGGCCCGAGGTACTGGACAGTACCCGGCTCGAGGTACGCGAGCGGCATGTCGTCTTCATCGTCGGTGCCCGCCGAACCGCCGCCGATCGGATCGTCGTCGCCCGGCGTCGTCACGAACGCCGTCATCATCGCGGCGATCTTCTTTCGCACCATCTCGGCGTCCTGGTATTCGTCGAGATCGTGGAGCCGAACGAGCACGCCCGCGGCCCAAGGGATGCCGCGCACCTGACCGGGGGTGATCTGGTGGAAACAGTGCATGACTTGCGCCGCCGGCACGGGGACCGGGTCGTTCCACGAACCCGAGAAGAGCCACGTCAGCTCGCCCGGGTGCTCGCGATAGAACCAGTACGCGCGGCGCCTTCCGAGCCCGTCGAATTCGACGCCCGCCTTCACGACGCGCCCCGACCCCGGCGGCGCCTCGTTCTTCGCCTCCGCGCACATCTCGCCGTCGAGCAACTGGAGCTGGAGCGGGACCGAAAGCCCGTCGCTCGGGTCTCGAGGACGGAAGCGAAGGAACGCATCGCCCGCCGTATAGACGCCCGAGACCATCAGCGCCTGCAACCCGTAGAAGTCGAGCATCCCCTCGGTGTCGCACTCTTCGATCCATTCGTCCCACGCCGCCCGAACCTCTTTCTTCAGCTCCGCGTCGTCGCACACGACGACCGGGACGATCCCGTTCCCGACGAGGTTCGCGACCGTCGTCTCGCGCGCGGCGATCGCGTAAGGGTTCTTCCGGTCCGCGTCGCGCGCCTTGCGGCGAAGCTCGCCCAGCTCGCCGGGGAGCAGGGCGTTGACGTGCTGCGACGACGCCGTCCACGTCGTCAGCCGCGCGCGCCTCGACGCCGGCTCGAAGCCCGTCGCAGTCGACGCGCGAAGCACGTTGCCGCGCGCGTCGTAGAGGAGAACGCCCTGTCGCTTCGCGGAGCGCATGGCTAGAGCCCCTTCGACGCGAGGATGCGCGCTTGCCGCGGCGCCGGGGGCGTGCCGGCGGCGGTGGCGATGTCGTCGAGGATGAGACGACGGATCGAAAGCATCTCCTCGAGGTTGCGGTAGGTGACCGTGCGATCGGTGTAGGCGACCTGACGGGCGCCGCTCTTGATCGCGAGGTCGAGGGCGTCGAGGTCGGCTTGAACGAACGGCATGGGTACCCTCTCTCCCCGGCAGCGTGCTCGCGGCACCCGCGAAAGCCGCGAGCGCCGCGAGCACGCCCCGAAGCCTAGCCGAGCGGCGGGATCTCGAGAGCCTTCAGCGCGGCGTAGCGCGCCGCGTCGGCGCGGGTCTCGAAGCCGTGGCGAGCCATGAGCTCCTTGAGCGCCTTGTTGAACGAGCGCTTCTCCTCGAGGGAGGTGAAGAGGATCGTGAGCGGGTAGACCGCCATCGCTTCGTCCGCCGCCTTCGCCCCCATCGCCTTCACGTCCGCCTCGACGTCCGCTGCCGCCGTCTCGGCGTCTTCGTTCGCGTCTCGCTGCTTTGCCATTTGCGGTTCTCTCCTCTTTAGGTTCGCCACGCTCGCCCTCCGCCTCCCCCTCCGAGGAATGGCGAGATCGAGCGTCGACGAGGTCGACGGCGAGAGGACGCGGCGACAGGGGGAGGGGGAGAAGCGACGACGGTCGGGTCGATTGCCG